TAAAAAAGACTTACCGATGTTTCAACCATATCCATCGGATCAAACGTACTACGGTTATTTTAATGACTTTATGACGTACAACTCTGGTGATTGGACAATCACTACAACTGAAGCTGGTACAGGTAGTGCAACAGAAGCAGTTACTTCATCCGCTGGTGGAGCTTTATTGCTTACCAACGCAGCTGGAGATAACGATCTAGACTTCTTACAGCTAAAAGGTGAAGCATTTACACTTGCTAGTGGAAAAAGAGCATTCTTTTCAAGCAGATTTAAAGTAAGTGATGCTACTCAAAGTGATTTCGTTATGGGATTACATATAACTGATACTTCCCCTCTTGATGTAACAGATGGTATTTTCTTTATTAGTGCAGATGGAGCAGCGACAGTTGATCTTTCTGTTGAGAAAAACAATTCTGCTACTACAGCTTCAAGCATAGCTACCATGGCAAATGATACATTTATTACCTTAAGCTGGTTTATTGACCCAAATACTTCAAGCGTACATTACTCTGTTAATAATGCAGAGCCTTTAGCTCTTGTAGATACTAACCTTCCAAATGATGAAGAGTTAACTATTTCTTTTGGTATTCAAAACGGTGAAGCAGTAGCAAAAACTATGACTATTGATTACATTAATGTAATGATAGAAAGATAGTAAACGGAGCTAATTATGGCAGATGCAGCAACTTCAACAACTTTGTTAGACAGTGATAGGCTTGCTATTATTCAGTTGACCAGTACATCTGATGGTACGGGTGAAAGTGCAGTAAAAAAAGTAGACGTTAGCGCTTTGCAGCCTAACAACTTTGGTAAAGCATGTACGGGTGTTCGTCTTGCAAAAATTGTTTATTCAACTTTTGGCATGAGTATAAAACTTTTATGGGATGCAACAACAGACACTATTTGTTGGGACCTTAATTCAGATTATACAACTGACGAAGACTTTACAGAGTTTGGTGGAATAATAAATACAGCAGGAACGGGTAAAACAGGTGACATAAATTTAACTACGACAGGCGCTGGCGCTAGTGACTCGTACGTTATAGTGTTAACCCTTTTTAAAAACTACGCTGCTTAAATTTTTGTAGCAGTGCGCTAAGTGCTGCTACAATCTTATTATGGTAGTAAAAAGAAAAGCAAAACCTATACGCAAAACCATCAAGGGCAAGGCCGCTAATTACAGGCCTACTAAGTCCGGGGCAGGTATGACTGCTAAAGGTATTAGAGCTTATCGAAAAGCTAATCCAGGATCTAAACTTAAAAAAGCAGTAACTGGAAAAGTTAAAAAAGGAAGCACAGCAGCTAAAAGACGAAAGTCTTATTGTGCAAGATCAGCGGGTCAACTTAAACGTAGTTCAGCTAAAACTAGAAACGATCCTAACTCAAGAATACGTCAAGCAAGACGAAGGTGGAAATGTTAAATGGCTAAAGCAAAAAGTGGTGGAAAGATATGCCCAAAAGGAAAAGCTTGGGCTAAAAGAACCTTTGATACATATCCTAGCGCATATGCAAATATGGCCGCATCTAAATATTGCAAAGATCCAAACTATGCAAAAGGCTCTAAAAAGAAAACAAAAAAAATGAAAGATGGCGGTCTTGTAAGTGGCGGTAGACAGGCTCGTCAAGATAGACAAGTATTGTAATGGGCCAGCTAAAAGAATGGCGTGATCAAAATTGGGTTCGTATAGGATCTGATGGATCTATTAAAGGACCTTGTGGCACAAGTAAGGATAAAAAAAATCCAGATCGTTGTTTGCCAATGTCAAAGGCTAAAAGCCTCTCAAAATCACAAAGATCATCTACAGCAAAAAAGAAAAAAGCTGCAGGAAAAAAAGGTAAAACTGTTGTAGCAAACACTCCAAAAGCAAAAGTTAAATTAAAAAATGGCGGAGAAGTAAGGAGAATTGCCAGAGGATGTGGTAAAGTAATGCCTGATAGAAGGAAGAGGACTAAATTTTCTTAGAGGAAGAGATTGGCTTATTTATATAGCAATGTCCCGCATTTTAAGTGTTGGGTAAGGAGAGAATATACACACAACCATGAGAAGTATCATGGTGAATTTTTACATGCAATGGCTGTTGGTGTTACTACTATGCCAAATCGTTGCTTGGGTTTTCATTTAATATTTACCGGTGTAGAAGCTGAAGGCGAACCTGAAGATACAGTTCATGGTGGAGCTATGTGGGCAAGAATGCCTATTACAGCTTTAGTTGGCGATACTCCTTTTGAAGAGTGGCCAGAACCCATGGCAGTACATGATGCTCAACCATGGGATTGTTCATCGCATCATAATTCAGTTTATGTTATTAATAGAGCAACTCCTTGTCCTTGGTTAGCAAAAATAGACGGAGAAATTTTTCCAGCAAAATATTACTTTACAGTTGATTATGCTGAAAGCGAAATAGCGGATCATCCAGCTCAACATAAAAGCAGTCATGTTTTAGAGCTACTTGATGCAGGAGAATGGACTGGAAATATTGTAGCTTTACCTAACAACAGAGTTCGTGCTACTCATCCGGCTTGGTTCCAGGTTGGAGAGGGAGCGCCTGATTTTAGACCATCTCAACATATACATTACTCTAAATCTGATTTAGACTATACATTGGATGTAAATCGAGTTTTCGATAATTTATACAACGAGGATTAGCAATGGCCCTGTCAGGCAGCACAAACTTTGAACCAAACGTAGCTGAGTTCGTAGAGGAAGCATTTGAAAGATGCGGCCTAGAACTTAGAACTGGTTATGATTTAAAAACTGCAAGACGGTCTATTAATCTTATGCTTGCTGAATGGGCTAACCGTGGTCTTAATCAGTGGACTATAGAGCAAGCAACGCAAACAGTTACCGAAGGCCAAAATGATTACACATTGAACGCTAATGTGATTGATATATTAGATTGTTCAATAAGAAGAAACACTGATGGAACTGATTTAGATCTTCAAATGTCTATGATTAGCAGAAGTGAATATTTAAACATTCCAACCAAATCAACCAAGTCTAGACCTTCTCAATTTTTTCTAGATAAACTTACCACCCCTATTTTAAAAATATGGCCAGCTCCAGAAAACTCTACTGACGTATTAGTTTTTAACAAGCTTGTAAGAATGGATGATGCTGATGCTGGGACTAACACCATGGATATGCCTTTTAGATTTTATCCCTGTTTTGCAGCTGGACTTGCATATTACATTGCAATCAAGAAAGCTCCTGACAGAGTTGTTATGTTAAAACAAATGTACGAAGAAGAGTTTGAAAGAGCTTTATCACAGGACGAAGACCGAGCTTCATTTAGAATAGCTCCTTACAAACCAGGCTTCTAACCATGGCATACGCTACAGGTAAGTATGCAATAGCACAATGCGATAGATGCGCTTTTGAGTATCCCCTTAATCAGCTAAAAAAAGAATGGAATGGTTTAAAAACATGTCCAGAATGTTGGGAACCAAAACATCCTCAGTTAGAACCACTTCCTCATGTAATGGATCCAGAAGCTTTATATGAGCCTAGGCCCAATACAGATAAAGAGGTTGGAGAAGGATATGTAGTAGTTGTTTATACAAACATTTACGAATCTCATTATATTAATTCAGACATTATTGGAACAAATTTTTTAGTTCCTGAAATGACAGGTGCTATTGGAGAGGTTACAATTACAACATCATGACGTTAGCTGAATTAAAAACTTTAATACAAAATTATGTACAAAATAGTGAAACTACTTTTGTTAATACTCTTGATGACATAATTAAAAATACAGAAGAAAGAATATTTGAACTTGTACAGTTTGATTATTTTAGAAGAAACGTACAAGGATCTATGACTGCTGGCTCTAGGTTTTTAACAGCTCCGGATGACTTTGAATTATCTTTTTCTTTATCTGTAATAGATAGTAATGGAGACTATCATTTTTTAGATAAAAAACATCCAAGCTTTATGCAAGAGTATGCTCCAGACCCTACTGCAACTTCAGAAAGGGGCAGGCCTTTATATTATGGAGATTTTGATAAAGAGTTAAATACAGGT